GTAGCTTCTTTTCCGTTCTTTCTTCGGATCTGAAACTCGAGCACAGAAGGATCAAGAGCACGGAGTCCCTTCTTCGACGAGTCTGCGAGAGCTTTCGTGATGTCGAATCGTCCTCCGACGTTGAACTCCTTGCGAGGGCGCACGTGTACTTCGAAATGGATTCGACGAGTGACAGCTTCCCATGAAGCGACGAGAGCTCTGAGATCCCCCATGTCATTTCCATTGATTTCTCGATTGGATGTGATGAAGAGGAAACGAGAGACAAACTTCGTGATTCCTTTCGCTTCGAGATTCGGCATGTTAACGTTGTACGTAGCGCTGTTGACACAGTTGATCAGTTCACGAGCGAAATCGGCGTTGGATTCGTTTTGCTTCACTTGGAGAGAATCGTCGAAGAGGACTCCTTCTTGGCCGTGGTAGCCTGACCAGAAGTCATCTTGGAAGTTCTTCCTGTAGAGCTCATCAGCTCCATCGTGGGAGATTCCAGGCTCGAGATCATTGAGCAAGTCAGTGAGCAGCGTAGGGATCATCGTTGTCTTTCCGACTCCAGGCGGTCCGCACAGATAGATGCACGTAGGCTCGACCCTCAGGGTGGTAGGGGTGAGCACCTTGTTCATCGCATCGATGCTGACGTTGAAGAGATCTCGGACACGTTTCCATGTCATGTAGAGCGAGCGGAATTCGGGAACGTCACAGAGTCGTTGAACTCTGATCTCGAGATCGTCTCCTTCTTCTGCGTGTTTCTGCACTTTCTTGGCGTATTGTCTGCTGATCGAGGCTCGGATGGCGGATCCAGAGGTCATCATGTGACATGCTTCGGCTAGCCATGTGTTCATCGCATCTGCGAGTGGCGCTTTGCTTATCAGATCATGGATTTCTGCATTGTCTGTAGTAATCCATCCGTAGATCTTCATTCCAAGCGCAGCGATCACAGTTGCAGCAGTGATTGTTCTTCCGAAAGAGACGATTGTCTTCGTGAACGACGACGAGCGTTCGTCCGTGACGAAGAAGAGTCCTCCGAAAAGAGCAACCAATGAACCGACGGCGGCGAGTAGAGCACGTGTAGAAGGCATTTCTGCGACGTTGTGGACGTACTTCGATCTAGGAGCTGGGACAGGCTCTGAGGATGCTTCGAGTATTTCTTCCTCGGAATCCTCTTCTTCGTCTTCTTGACGGTACGAACGTATCCAGTTCCAGATTGATTCGAAGAGTCGACACACGATTCCGCATACGTCTCCTCCGATCATCAGTCCTCCGACTCCAGCCATGATAGCGATTCGAGAAGCAGTTGACCATCCAGTAGTAAGCGAGTGCACGAGGTAACCAACAATGAACATGATGATGACGTCTTTAGCTACTCCGCAAACTCCGGACATGAGACTGCCGAGTCCGGCTGCGAGCCCAGTGACAGAAGATTGAATGCATTCGGCAGCACCTGCTGCTGTTCCTGAACATGTTTGAGCAGCTGATCGGATTGCTCCTGCAGCTTCATCGAGCGTCTTAAGTAGAGTGGGGAGCACTCCAGCTGCGGTGCGAATGTTCTCAGGAGTTGGTTCTGCGAGGATGTCATTGAGAGTTGACGCGACACTGTTGATCTTGTCCGCTGTTTGTTCAACGGCGGTGACAGCACGGTCGACGCCAACTGTTGCAGATCTTGAGGCGTCACGAACTGCTCTAGCGGTTCCGAACAATCCGGGATCGGGATCCTTGATAGTGGAGACTGTGCTGGATGACGACTTCGTGTTGAGCGTGTACTTGAGCTGGCGGGAACTCTCTCTGGCCAGGGAGTTGGACTTCTTCCTCTCGTTCGAGATAGCGGTGAACGACTTCTGGATCTGTCGCATCTCTTTGGCGGAGAGGTACATTCCTTGTCGCTTAGCTTCGTTCTTAGTGGCTTTTCTGGCGAAAGACTCTGAGTCCTTTCCCATCGACGTAGAAGCATGGCCGTGCTTCTTGGTCTCTGGTCGA